GCAGATGAACTGATGGCCGAAAAAGAACCCACTGACGATGATACCATGGACGTTAAAATTGGTCCAGATGGTTCAATATCAAAAGCAGATGGGGACGCAGAAGAAAGAGGTGAGAAGAAAGAACTTGACTTAGATGAATTCATCAAAGGTCATTTTGATTACACAACTAACAATTTTCCAAAAGGTGAAACAGCAGTACTTACAGCATGTGAGAAAAAATATGGAGACGAAAGTCTTGCTCCTGCGGCAGTCATTATGAAAAAGTTAGTTACTAACCAAGATGGTGAGATGGAAAGAATCAAACATTTAGCAGGTTTGGATAACTAATTCACTTTTTTGACAAAGTTCCACTTGACTTTATAAGTAAGTTTGTGTTATACTGTTTACAGTACTGCACAATCAAGGCAATACAATAACAGCCAAAGGCAAATTATATAGGAGGCTTAACAATGGCAACATTAGCAGAAATAAGAGCTAAACTGAAAGAACAAGAATCACGCACAAGCGGTAATTCTTCAAGCGGCGGCGACAACGCAATTTACCCATTTTGGAACTTAAAGGAAGGCGAACAGTCAACTGTCCGTTTCTTACCTGATGGGGACGACACAAACACTTTCTTTTGGAAAGAACGTTTGATGATCAAACTACCTTTCGCAGGTTTAAAAGGCGAAACTGACTCAAGACCAGTACAAGTGCAAATCCCTTGCATGGAAATGTATGGTGAGTCATGTGCAATCTTAAACGAAGTTCGAGGTTGGTTTAAAGATCCTACTTTAGAAGATATGGGTCGTAAGTATTGGAAGAAACGTTCATACGTATTCCAAGGCTTTGTAACTGAAAACGGACTGTCTGAAGATGGTACTCCAGAAAATCCAATTAGACGTTTTATTATTGGTCCACAAATTTTCCAACTTATTAAAAGTGCGTTAATGGATCCAGATATGGAAGAACTGCCAACTGATTACACTTCAGGTGTAGACTTTAGAATCGTAAAAACTTCTAAAGGTGGTTATGCAGATTATTCTACAAGTAACTGGGCACGTAGAGAGCGTCCTTTAACTGAAGTTGAAACTGCGGCCGTTGAGAAGAATGGTCTATACAACTTGTCAGACTTTTTACCTAAGAAGCCTTCAGAGGTTGAAGTAAAAGTAATGCAAGAAATGTTCCAAGCATCTGTAGATGGTGAAGCATATGACGCAGAACGTTTTGGTCAATATTTCCGTCCAGCGGGAATGGCGGCGAGAACTGGTGATCCACAAAATAGAGCACCAGCAACTGCTCCAGCGGCAACAACTGCTCCGGCACCTGAGGCAACTCCGGCTCCAGTAGCAGAGGCGGCTCCAGCGGCAGTGGCACAAACTGCACCAGCGGCAGAACCTAAAGCAGACAATAGTGCGGAAGACATTCTTGCAATGATCCGTTCACGTCAAAACTAATATAGCAGTACAGTGTGTGGGGGCAACCCCACACATTATCTGAATAAGGAGATAATATGGCTAATAAAGCATTTGACGTTTCCAAGTTTCGTAAAAACTTGACTAAATCGATCACAGGCATGAGTAGTGGTTTTAACGATCCTACTGATTGGATTAGTACAGGAAACTATGCCTTAAATTATCTTATTAGTGGCGACTTCCACAAAGGTGTTCCATTAGGTAAGGTAACTGTATTTGCAGGAGAGTCAGGAGCAGGTAAGAGTTATATCTGTGCAGGTAACATTGTAAAGGCGGCACAAGATCAAGGTATCTTTGTTGTACTAATTGACAGTGAGAACGCACTTGATGAAACTTGGCTACAAGCACTTGATGTTGATACAAGCGAAAGCAAACTACTAAAACTTAATATGTCAATGATTGATGATGTTGCTAAAACAGTATCAACGTTTATGGCAGATTACAAAGAAATGTCGGAAGAAGAACGTCCTAAAGTATTATTTGTAATTGATAGTTTAGGTATGTTGTTAACACCAACTGATGTTGACCAGTTTAACAAAGGTGATATGAAGGGTGACATGGGTAGAAAACCTAAGGCACTTACATCACTTGTAAGAAACACAGTTAACATGATTGGCTCACACAATGTAGGACTTGTATGTACTAACCATACGTATGCATCGCAAGATATGTTTGACCCTGATGATAAAATTAGTGGTGGACAAGG